TGTTCTAAAGCTGTCTGCATCTGGCTGTTAAATGCATCTATTACCTGCTGCTGTAATTCAGGCGGCAGAGTTTTAAGCTGTTTTGCGAATATATCAGCAGGCATATTTTCGGCAAAAAACTTTTCGGGATTATCAAAGCCCAGCATTTCAAAAGCAGATGTATAAATTTCTTTCCAATTGAACATTTGAAATAAAGCAGGGTTTTGAGAGGCACCCTGCATTAAATTTACAGCTTGATTAAATTTTGCGTTTCTGTCTGCCAGCGCGTTTCTATCCTCATAAGTGTATTCATACTGCGCCTGTCTTATTACGTTTGTTATTTTGTATTCGATATTTTCGCCGTTTTCCTTTGTGTATATATAATCATCGCCGTTTTTAAACATTGCAAGCAGTTCAGCGGTATTTTCAATCATAGGGATTGTTAAATCCTGATTTATAATATCGAGTTCTTTAGATGTCTGTGCAGCTGCCGGCTGAATCCGAAGCATCATAAGTCATTGTTTGTACTGTTATTGCATCTCTTGCCATTATTATTCCTCCTTATTAAGATACTGTAAAGCTTGTATTTAATTTTGCGCTGCAAAGCAGATAAGCCAAAGGAGCTTTAACGCCGAATACACCTTTTCCCCAATAATGAGTATCAAAGCCTCCGGCTTTCTTTCCGCTTTCAAGCTTGAAATCATCCTGTACACCGCCTGCGACTGTATGCTTCTGTCGTCCGAATAAAGGATATTCATAGCCTGAACCGTCTTTTTGAATATCATCATCAACAATAACGTGGAAGCCTAAGAAATCGCCTGAATATCCTTTTTTGTACTGCTTCGCCATTACATCAGAATACTGCAGAAGGCTCTGTGTTGATAAGAATGCTTCAAAATCAGAAGAAACGACAGCAAGCATTTCATTATCTTTCCATGCTGTATGACCTTTGCCGTCGCCTTTTTTCAAAAGAGCTTTAGCTTTTGCAAAAATATCAATAACATTTGCTTTTGATGTTGTAATAGCAGCATTGCCTGCGCCTGTTATTAGATGACCGGCTCTGACGTATTCTTTACATACAGATTCATTAATTGCTTTAGCGAACTGCTCTCTTGAATCTTCTGAATATTCTTTAACCAGCTTAACTTTTTCTTCGTTAGTTTTAGCGTGTTCAATCTGCCTTACTTTCTGCTCATCAATTTTAAAGAATACAGCCTTGCCTTTGTTTATTTTTACTTTAACTGTGGACATACCGGCTGTTTTAACAGAGCTTGTATCAAGGTCGCCGCCTGTATATTCAATCAGTGTAATTAAATCATTAAACTGTACATTAACTTCATCGCCGATTGAAACATTCTGTTTAAAATCGGGATCCATTAATTTTCCTGCTTTTAATTCAGACCAAATTTCTTTTCGGAAAGTGTCTGAATATGTTGTTTTAATTAAAGTATCTATTGACATTATTTAACTTCTTTTTATTTGTATTTTTTTAGTTCTCTGCGTATTTCATCTTCTGTCATTTCAAGAATATCTTTCGTATCAGCATTTGAGCGGGAATTTACTGCATCTGAAATTCTGTCTTTTGCATTTTCGTTCTCGATATGGATATTATGTTCTTTTAAAGCTTCATCTCTTATAGACTTTTTTAATTCCCTGTATAACTGCATAAAATAATCGCTGTTCAAATCCGTGCCGAAAGACTTAAAAGCTTCGCCGTACAAACGCACAAAATGTTCGTTTTGAAACTCATCTTTATATTTTGAAGTAACATCTTCTAAATAAGAACGAGCCGCATTAATCTGCTGTTCTTCGAGGACTTGCCGTCTTTGTCCGTCAAGCTGCCCTCTGTAAACAGCTGTATCTGCTGCTATTCTTTTGATTGTGTCTGTGGAAAAATTTGCTTCTATGCTGTCTAAAACCTGTCTTTTATCTTCATTCTTAGATGAATGATAAAGCATAACAAGTTTTTAACTTCATCAGGAAATTCAGCTTCATTGATATAGTTTAAATACTGGTTTACCTCAAAATTAGAAACATCTTCAGCATACTGAATTTCTCTCTGCCTGTTTTCAAATTCTTCCAAAGAATTAAAGCCAAGTGAATGAAGAAACTTCGAATGCCTTTCTTTCAGGCTGTTTAATTCTTCAGACTGCTTTCTTAAATTGCCGAGCTCTAATCCCTGCTCTCCGAGTTTTTTCTGCAATTCTTTATAAGTTATGTTTGCAGTTTCCAAATCGGTAAAGCCGTTATCAGGCTCATTATTGCTGCCATTATTTTCAGGTTCATTCTTAGAAGCGTCTGAGTTGTCGTCTAATGAAGGCCCGCTGTTTTCTAAGTTTGAATTATCTGTTAAATCCCGGCTTTCAATTTCCGGCGTCTGTTCTAAAACATCCATATTTTGTTTAAACCTCTCTTTTTATTTTCCAATTGTCTATATCGTATATCGTTCGCAGCATTCCCTTAATAATCAGCGGGTCTGTTATTCCATCTGACAAATTTACAATTCTATTCAATTCAATAGTTTTAATCTGCTCCCAAACATCAGAGGAAGCAAGTTTATCTTTTAATTTGTCTGTTTCCTGCATAAAACTCCTAAACAGCTGCCTGCGGAATATTAGTATCTAAAAGCGCATTATTATTTAATGCCTGCATATTGCCGCTCTTTTGAGCTTCATAATTTTGAACTAACAGCTGTATCTGCGGAATATTTAATAAAGCCTGCTGCAGTTCAGCAGATATCTGCGGAATTTCCTGTACAAATCTTTCAGGGTTTTCAACGCCCTTCTGCTCCATATAAAACGTAAATATTTCCTGCGCATTAAGAGGCAGAAACTGGGCAAATTCTCTGCAGGCATTAACAATCATATCTGCTTTATTACTTTTCTCAGACATTGAAACCCTGTTTGAATAAGTATATTTATAATCCCCTGCCTTACAGCATCATCAATTTCTAAGACTTAAGGCTTATTGTTCTTGTTAGAAAAGATTTTTTCAATACCGAAAGTAAAATCTGATTTTAACTTTGCCGCATTTTTAATTATAGGTATAACGCCGTATTGATTAATAAAATCAATTATCATTGAAAGGCGTGTAGTCTGCCCTTCAGTTTTTGCTGATATTTCTGTTGCTGTTTTATTTCCTGTTTCATTCTGTCCTATCATATTAGGGAAAATGCCGGAAACTTCCGCCATTAAATCAGAAATATAGCTTATGTTTTGAAGATAAACATTAGCAGGAAATGACATTTCTTTAATATTTTCCGGTGATATACCGTTCCCGTATTCAATAATTTTACCGGGATATAAGAGCTTTTCTTTTTCGGTAAATAAACCTTTAGGCGCATATATAGGCGGATTTTCTTCTAATGCCTGCAGGCCGCAGGTTCTGTTTAAAAACTTTTCCTGCATGCCTGCAAGCGACAGAACACAATAAAGAGGCGAAAAATGTCTTTTCGTTTTCGGGTCTTGCAGAAATCCTCCAAAAGTAAAAGGGTTTATAATGCGGTAATTTTTCTCAAATTTGATAAGAAACTGCCGTGCCGCAATAACAATATGCCAATTTTTTAAGATTGAGCCGTCTTTCATTTTGAAATCGCCCCAATATTCTAAAATTTCAATCGTATTGCAGTTAGTTGTTTCTTCATCTAAATCAGCTTCAGACTGATTAGAAAGTTCTTCCGCGCTGGAATTTGAAACAATCTCTTTTAAAGACTGCGCTGTTTCTTTATCTATTTGATAAAACTTGTTATTGATAACCTCATCCGGCGTTTTCCAGCTTCTGTAAATTTTAGGAGCACTGTCAAAATTATCTTCCTGCGAAACATTATAAACGAAATCGGCAGGATTAACCGCATAGACCTTCGGATTATCATATATTTTCTTTAAATCTGTATAAAAATTTTCGCCTTTCATTTTCGCGGCAATAACCTGCGGCAGTTTATTTATGTCTGTATCTAATGTAATCGGTCTGCGGATTTCCTCATACTGTTTGCTCCATGCGGAATAAGATATAATTTCGCCGTATATCATAAAATAGCGGACAATTTTATCGAATGTTTTTGAAAATTTCATTTTTTCAAGAATATCAACAAGCATTGCTTTCTGCTTGTTTGAATTATTATCTGATTCTTGATTTTCGCCGGAAACATCAAACATTGAAGAAACTGATTGATAAACATTCTTCCAGATAAAAGCTGAAAGCGTGCAGTAAAACATATAAGTTTTACACATTTTCGCTTTAGTTTTCCAATTATCAATATCGTTTTTATTATTATCTTCACTGGTCTGTATAATTTCCGTTCTGAAAAAAATTTCATCTTCAAGCCTTTTGGCTTTATCAAGATTTTCTTTGCGGGCTTTATGGAATGAGGAAAAATCAGACGATACGCTTTTTACAACTTCTTCTTCCTGAAGCGTATTAAGCTTTACTGTTTTTTGTTCTTTTTCAACAAAATATTCAAAAGTCATTTTAATTCCTTATAAAGTTTTTCAAGCGCCATTCTAAAAATGGTATTTTCGCTGCACTCCAGCAGATTTTTTAAGAAATCAAGCTTTTTTCTTTGCTCATCTGTAATTCGGACTGTTTTTTTATTATCCATTTGACGGTATTTACCCCGTAAATTTTTATCATTTTGACGTCAAATCATAACTTGTTTAAATCTAAATTTTCTACCATAACAAATTTAGGAGTTTTGTCTGCTTCAGCATCTTTTTCAATATTTAAAGCTAAACGCTGCCCTTTCTGCACTTTTTCTATGCAGGAAAGGACTTTATCTAAAGCATCAGCACTCACTTTTACTTTGTTCGCACTGCTTAAAGCAAGCTTTTCTTTATACAATTTTAGAAGCCCCTCAACGATTTCCAAACCGTTATCATAAAGCTCAATATGCTTTTCATTGGCGCGGACTTTTCTATCAATTTCCTTTTCTGTTAGCTTTTCTGATACTTTCTTGTCAATTTCCTGCTTTTTCTGAGCCTTTTCCTCTGTCCATTTTTCAAGACGGCAATGTTTATTTACTGCCGATATTGATGCCCCGTATTTTTCTGCTAAACGCTCTAAAGAAATATTGTGCGTGATGTAGTAGTTTTTTATCTTTATCCAGTCTTTCCGCATTCACTTTATTTCTTCGCTCCTTGTATTACCCGGCATTATAATCGGATTAACCGGCTCTATGTTTTCAAGGTCTATACCTTCATAATCGTGTATTACTTCCCATATCAACCTGCCGAGTAATTTATACTGTTTTCTTCTGCAATAAAGAGATTTATCCATTTAATACTGCTTCTTCAATTAAATCTTTTTTATTGTTGAAATCAACCCTATATCTTCTGATACCGCCCTTTTTTAATTCCCTGTTCTCACCGTAAAAGAAACCGGCGTTCGATTTTGCACCGTGCTTTATTTTTTGGATGCCGTGAGTTATATCCTGCATACATTCGTTATAGAGATTTACCGCTTTGCGTTTAACGAGCTTCTCTGTTACAAGCCTGTTATCAGAAAATCTTCTGCCTGATAATACAGCAATTTCTCTGCCGCATACAGGACATATTCCGTATTCTATATATCTGTCATAAAGACCGTTTTTATTGTACAGCGCAAATTTTTCAGCGCGAAAACGCACACAGCATTGTATCACCCTAACCCCCTGTAAAAAGCAAATAAAATCCACCGTAACGTTAACAGTCTGCCTTCTCTATTTTCACCCGGATAAAAAACATCCGCTTACTTAGCTGTACAGAACCTGACGGTACAAGATAATTATAGCATTTTTAAGAGGCGTAAAAATTAAAAAACTTATAATATTTACATTTCAGCTGATTTCTTTACATCTTAACTAATGCTTAAGTTAAGATGTTACAATTTCTTAATATCTTAACCTTAACCGGGGGGTTTTTGGTTTCGGTTTTAATTAAGCCTCAAACCCTTATATAATAACCATTACATGCCTCTATAACTTATGCATATATATATTATAGTATTATCTATTATTTCTTTCTTTTTCTTTTGCTTCTTTTCTTTTTCTTTCTTTTGCATAAGTTAAGGTTAAAAATTTTATGCTATTATACAATTAGGGGCATAACGTACCGCATCAGCCTCCTGCACACACTTATTATGCAGATAAGGCAGGAAGGGGTGATGAAGATGATTAGGTTAAGACTAATTTGTTTTATGCTTTTTCTAGCAAAAAAGTACAAAAACAAAAGCCCAATATTTGAAATATTGGACTTCGTATTAAAATCATAGGGAAATTATGCAGACCGTGAGGGAAATAGCCACAAAGCCCTTACGGTCTTTCCCTATTTTCATTATAACTCATTCGGAGTGTTTTGCAAGGGCTGGATTATTACATTTTCCATAAGCGTAACAATTTCGCCGGAGTCTGCCGGAATTACAGCAGGTTTCCCTTTTATCCAAAGCAGAGCCCAGCCTATCGGATTCCACACCATAACGGAAGATATGATATTTATAATAGTGATGCGCTTTCCTTTGTATTCTTTTTTTAAGGCTATTGCATGCGGATTTCCGTTTGTATCAATTAAATATCCGCTGCTGTATTTGTCATTGAACTTTATACGTCCGCCTTTTGCAAACTTCCTTGCCGGCAGAACTTCGTATGGATACAATACTCCTTTTGATCCCTTTTCAAAAAAGACCGTATCTGCAAAAGCAACCTCCTGCGCTGCTTCAATCTTTACTTCTTGATTGCTTTTAAGATAATTACTTGAAACTTCCTCTGGAAAAACAATCGGAATACGCACACCGGCATTTAAAGATGCGCAGTATGCAGAATTAACTGCGAAAAATGAAAAGATAAATAATAAAATAAGCTTTTTCATCATAACCCCACAATGGGAACAATACGCCCGAATTTTGTTAAATTAGTCATCCCAATCAAAATAATCATCTGTTTCATAATTCATAGGCACAAAATCACCTGCAGCATTATAACTATACTGAATATGCTGTCCATTTACTGATAATGGAACATAATCACCCTGCGCATTATATCCATAATGAACATTAGCAGCAAAAACTGAGTTCGATAACAATAAAATACATATTAATAGAATAATTTTTTTCATCTACAGCCTCAATCTCGGCACTATTCGCCCGAAAATAACAACATCATCTTCCTGCTCAATAAAAAACGGCTCATATTCCTTTCCTGCTTAATTGCCCGCTCGTTGAGAACATACAGAAATAGTACGACAAATTAAGAGCGTATTCAATAGTTTGTAAAAAAGATTTAAGGGCTTGCAGTTCCGTTTTTCTCAATGAGCGCTGCAAGCCCTTCCTCATTCTTCCAATACCTCCCTAAAGTTCCCCTTCAGGGAGGCATGAAGGGGTGGACAAAGAGAAATACATAGTGCAGCAAAACAATAGAAAGGCGGCGGACAATGCAAATCAGGGAGTTCTTAAAGAAAATCTTCCAGTCAAAAAACAATCCAAACAAAGAATTATTAATCAGCTTCCAGCAGAGAAGAAATGAAATTCAGCGGAAAAACAAAGCAGAAATTATCGGCAGATTAATGAAAACAATCAGAAAAGAAATGCTGAGAACGGACGGCTTGTTAATTAATGATATTCAAGCCCGGCGTACAGCTCTTGAAATTTTCAACACAGCGAAAGAAATGGGCTGTATTGATTCAATGAATAAAGCTGTAAAGAGAGGTGCGTAATGATTGATTATATCGATTATGAGCTTGGCAAATACTATAGAAATCAGCAGACGGCAGATGAAATGCAAAGGCTCGGCTTTGATGATTATGATGAATATGCAGATTATCTTGCAGATTTAGAAGCAGATGCTCAGGAAGCGCATCATGAAGCAATAAGAGAATTATACGGAATATAACGAAAGGCGGACAAAATGGCAGTACAGACAATTTCAAAAGATGTAACACAAAACAGAAACAGCTATATAGGCGGAAGCGATATAGCAGCAATACTCGGCATGAGCCGGTATTGCACACCGTTAAAATTATGGGCGGTAAAGACAGGGAAAATTTCCGCCCCTGATTTATCAGACAATGAAGCTGTACAAATGGGTATCAGATTAGAGAAGTTCGCTGCTGATTTATTCACAGAGAAAACAGGTAAAACTGTAAGGCGCGCGCCGAAAGTTTATACCCATTCTGAATATCCTTTTATGGCAGCGCATATTGACAGGCTTGTTACAGGCACAGATGAAATTTTAGAGTGCAAAACCTGTTCTGTATTTAAAAAAGACGAATGGGAAAATGACGATATCCCGAAAGAATACATACTGCAGCTTATGTGGTATTTAGGCATAACAGGAAAGAAAATCGGGCACATTGCCGTATTAATCGGCGGACAGGCATTCAAATATAAGCAGATTGAATTTGATGCAGAGCTTTTTGAAACAATGGTGCAGGCCGCAAAAGAATTTTGGCAGCACATTCAAAACGATACACCGCCTAAAATAATGCCGGATGATGGTGAAACAATGAAAGAGCTTTATTCTGAAAATACAGAAGTAATGATTGAGCTTTTCCCTGAAGATGAAACCAGCGCAGAAGCAGTTATGGATTTTGAAGCAGCTGCTGCTAATCTGCAGGAAATGAAAATGCACAAGGATGATTTAGAAAAAGACATCAAAGCAGAAGAAGCGAAAATTAAAGATGTCATAAAAGACAATTTAGGCATTAAAACTCCTAAATACGTTATAACGTGGAAACAGCAGAGCCGTACAGGACTTGATACAAAAGCCCTTAAAACAGAAGAACCGGAGCTTGCCGAAAAATATAAAACCATTACAAGTTACAGAGTAATGAGAATTGAAAAGAACAAAGAAATGGAGGCTGCATAATGGCTCAGAATACAGCTGTAACAGCGTTAAAAACAAAGGTAATGGAACATAGAGCGAAAGCAAAGCCCATTATTAATACAAAAATCGTTAAGCGAGCTGGGCAAAGCAGTGCCTTCCTGTATGAGTGCAGAAATACTTGTAAGAATTGCTTTTACAACATTAAGGCTTGTGCCGAAATTAACGGAATGTACGCCGGAATCATTTTTAGGCGCATTGTTTCAATCGGCGCAGCTGGGTTTAGAGCCTAACGTAGAAGGACAGGCATATATTATTCCGTATCTAAATTCAAAAAAAATAACCGGCGAAGACGGTAAAATAAAATGGATTAAAGTTATGGAAGCACAATTTCAAATAGGCTATAAATGCTATATTGAACTGTTTTACAGGCACAATGCAGCAGATTATATTGATATGCATACCGTTTATGAGAATGATGTTTTTGAATATGCTTATGGTACTGATGCCTTTTTAAAGCATTGTCCGAAGTTAAAAAACAGAGGCGGAGTTATTGCTTATTATGCTGCTGCGAAACTAAAAAACGGCGGAAGCATCTTCAAAGTGATGGGTAAAGATGAATGCATTGAACATGGAAAAACTCATTCAAAATGTTTCGATAAAGAAACGCAGACTTTTGATAAAAACTCGCCGTGGTTCAAAGACCCGAATGCTATGTGTAAAAAAACAGTATTAATACAGCTTGCAAAACTGCTTCCGAAGTCAATAGAGCTTCAAAAAGCCTTATCAATGGATAACACAACAAAATCAAAAATTGAAGCAGATATGTTTGCTGTGCCGGATGAAACTAATTGGGATGAAGTACAGCAGGATAAAATGCCGTTGCAAATCCCTGAACAAGATGCTGATTGTTCGCCGCAATCAAAGGCAGAGGAGTAAAATTCTCTGCCTCCTAAATTACCGTTTGGCAGTATCGTATAAACTGCCGTTTATACAGGCTTAGTTTAACGGAAAAATGATGCGCTCCAAACGCATTGATACAGGTTCAATTCCTGCAGCCTGCGGGATAGATAAAGGAGGAAAGCAGAAGTGGCAAACAAGGTTAATGAATTTCGGCTGCAGGGCAGAGTAGGCTATATTGATATTCAATATACCGAAAACAAATCTGACAAAGAAAAAGTAACCGTCTATACAAACATCAATTTAGGCATAAGAAAGACTGAAAATTTGAACAGCGATGAGGATAAGAACTGGGATAATTTCTTTATAACTTTCTTTAATACGTCAAGAGATAATACAGCCGAAAGATTGGCAAATACTGTAAAAAAGGGTGATTATATCAGAGCGGTCGGAAAAATCAAAGAAAACAGATATATGCCCGAAGGGCAGGAAAAAGAAAAATCAGAAATCCAGCTTATCGGATACGGCTTTAAAAAACAGGTGTATGACGATATGGAGCAGGAATGGGTTGATGTTAATTAAGCTGTTTCTATCATCGGGCGGACTCCTATTTAACTGAATACCATATAATATCCGCCCTTTTTATTACAGGTTCATTCCGCTGGGGATTAATAAGTGAGCGAAGTTTTTATCGAAAGTACAAGTATATTGAGTGATGTTAAAATAGTCAAAATGATGTCGGACTATGGTTTTTTAGGATTCGGCTGGTATATCGCGATAACAGCCGAATTATATAGAACTAACGGTAAGTATAGTTTTGGGGATTTAGGAATAATCGCTCGGAATACGGGTATAGATAAAAAGAAACTGCGCAATTTTATTGATAACTGCATAAACAAATACACCTGTAATGATAAAGGTATTTTTCAAGCAGATGATAATAACTTTTGGTCTGAAAAAATAATTGACATGCTTCAAAAGCAGGAAATCAATAAAACAAACGGTGTAAAAGGCGGCAGACCTAAACTGATGCCGATTAAAGACCGGATAAAGATTGAAGGTATTGAATTTGTAAATCTTGAAAAAGCAGATTATACAAAGCTGTGCGAAAAATGGGGGAAGGAAGTTATAGATACAGGAATACAGCTTCTTGATAACTGGCTTGCGGCACAAACAAGCAAAGCAAAACAGCATCTGGGAAAAAATCACAAATATCAATTCAGAAAAGATACCTGGGTAATCAATGAAGCAAAAAAGAAGCTCCAACAGGAAACAGCCTCTAAGTGGGGAAATATCTAATGGAATACAGAGATAAACTGCATAAATTAGGAATAACGCTTGATAAAACCGGCAGGCAGACATGCCCGCAATGCAGCGAAGGGCGGAAAAACAAAACAGAAAAATGCTTGTCTGTTACATACGGGGATGAAGGCGTTTTATATAACTGCCATAACTGCGGCTGGAGCGGAATCGTATTTTACCGGAATAAATACGAATCTCAAAAAAACTATAAAAAACCTGCTCCGCCCAAAACTGTAAAAGAGCCCGCGCCCGTTTATAAATATTTCTCAAAAAGAGGTATTTCAGAAGAAACTGTAAAAAAATACGATATTTCTTTGAACGAGCAGAAAGAAATTATATTCCCGTATTATAAATACGGCGAACTCGTAAATATTAAGTACCGCACGAATTTAGAAAACGGCAGAAAGAGCTTCCGGCAGGAAGAAAATACAGAAAAAACTCTTTTCGGTATGGACTTAGTAAAAAATAAAGA